TTAATCTCGCCCTCTGTAAGATTCGGCGTTCTGCATATATAGCCATTTTTGTACTTATGGGTACACCGGAAGACGACCTTTCTGTATTTATCCGTTGAGTGAAATACCGCGGGACCATACCACGAACCGCATTCGCCACACTTTATCCTTGAGGAAAACACTCCGACACCGCTGTACTTCTGCATACTCCTCCGGCGCAAAAGCTCTGCCTGCACCTGGTCATACTGCTCCGCTGTCACGATTCCCTCATGGTGTCCTTCCACATAATACTGCGGAACCTCCCCATTGTTTACGACCATCTTGTGCGTCAGGAAATCCTTGGTGAATTTCTTCTGCAGAAGGGCATCCCCTTTGTATTTCTCATTTCTTAGGATGCTGTTCACACAGCTTGGATTCCACTTATCGTTTCCGGCTGGTGACTTTATCCCCTTTTCGGTCAGCTCCTGCGCAATCCGGTAGGTGGAGTAGCCCTCCATGTATCTCTTGTAAATGTACCTTACCGTTACTGCCTGTTCCTCGTTTATCACGAATTCCCCATCCGGTCCCCGGTCATATCCGAGGAAACGCTTGAATCCCACACTCGCCTTGCCGTCTGCAAACTGCTTCCTTAATCCCCATGTGGTATTCTCCGAAATGGAGCGTGATTCCTCCTGCGCCAAAGAGCTCATTATGGTTATCAGCAGCTCCCCCTTGGCATCAAGCGTCCAGATGTTCTCCTTTTCAAAATAGATCTCCACACCTTTTTCCTTGAGTTCCCTTACCGTTGTCAGCGAGTCGACCGTATTCCTTGCGAATCGGCTGACCGACTTCGTGATAATGAGGTCTATCTTTCCGGCAAGCGCGTCCTCCACCATCTGATTGAATCCTTCACGCCTTTTTGTGTTGGTGGCTGATATGCCCTCATCCGAATACATCCCGACAAACATCCAGTCCTCGCGGGAATTTATGTAGTTGGTGTAGTAGTCCATCTGCGCCTCGTAGCTGCTTGCCTGCTCTTCAGTATCCGTCGATACTCTGGCATATCCGGCAACCCTGCGCTTTGCGGGCTGGTTGATGGGCTGCGCCGTATAGAGATTTACGGATGCCGGGATTCGTGTTATCGTCTTTGCCATGTCCTGATTCCTCCTTCCTTCATATAAAAATCGATCCTGTCATTGTAGGATACGGTTTTTTCAATCCTGCAATAAATCTGCATTTCCAGATTCTCGTCTGTCCCAAGGACAGCCCTTGCCGCGCCGTAGAGTTCTCCCTCTGACATCAGCTCGTGCGTGCAGCCGGCCTTGCTGTATTTCCTTGTGCTGCACATCCAGCTTGCCCTTCTGAGATTTCCGCCGCATCGGGTGAGCGCCGAGCCGCAGTAACCGCAGAATATCTTCCTTGAAAACGGCGTGGCGCAATATCCGCCCTGCGGGTATTCCCGGATCTGTGTCCGTACTGTTCCATCCGGCATGGTGAAGTCGACATGGTCATCAAACAGCATGATTTTCTCCGGCTTATCCTTTTCGCCGACAGTCTGCTCCATGATGTCCATCAGCTCCTCTTCCCGGATTGGCAGAAGGTCACACTCTTTTGTTTTCCTCCTGTTGCACTCGATATGCGCATACCGGACTTCTCCCCGGCGATGGCGCACATGGTTGCAGGCATACCCGCATTTCCCACACTTCACCAGTCCGGCAAAGATTGTTTTTTCATACCCGTGATTGTCCGCCGTCTCTGCCCTTTGGCTGATCCGTTCCTGTACCTTTGCGTAATCCTCTCGGCTTACCAACGGCTCATGCGCGTTTGACACGAGCACCTGCTCCACCTCTCCCTTGTTCAGCTTTGTCTTATGGATTTCCGGGGAAAAATATCTCTGGAGGAGCAGGTCCCCGACATACGTCTCCGTTGTCAGAATCCTCCGCAGCGTCGTCCTTCCGATAAGGTCGCCCCTTTTGCCCCGGATGCCCTTTTTCTTAAGGTCGTTACAGAGCCCCTTGATGGATGCCCCGGCAAGGTACTGTCCGTATATGTACCGGACCCACTTCCCTTCTTCCTCGTTGATGGTAAGCATCCTCGTTTCCGGATTCCAGTCATAGCCGAAGCAGAGGATTCCCGTGTTCGGTTCTCCCTTCTCAAAGTGTTTCTGCGCCGCCCATTTTACATTTGCGGACATACTCTCCGCCTCTGCCTGCGCAAAGGATGCAAGTAATGTAAGCATCAACTCACCTTCCACCGAAATGGAGTGTATGTGCTCCCGTTCGAAGAAGACGTCAATCCCGAGACTCCGCAGGTGCCTTGTGGCATTAAGTGTATCCACGGTATCCCTCGCGAATCGGCTGATTGATTTTACAAGCACAAGGTCAATCTTCCCCTCATCGCAGTCCCTCATCAGCCGATTGAAGTCATCCCTTTTCTTCGTGGATGTTCCCGTGATTCCCTCGTCCGCATACACGCCTACATACTCCCATTCCGGATTGCTCTGTATAAGGCTGCTGTAATAACTGACCTGGGCAGAAAGTGAATGGTGCAGCATCTCTGTTTCCAAGGACACCCTTGCATATGCCGCCACCCTTTTCTGCGCGACCCGTCCCGGCTCGGATGGTTCTAATTTTGTTACTTTCGGCATTTCATCCCCACCTTCAGTCTTTCGCTGACGGATGCCATGTCGGGAAGCTGAAGACCGCCGACCCTGTTCTTGATGCAGTACAGCTTGATCTCCTCCATGCTTATCCCGAGCATTCTGGCAATCCGGAAGTAGCTGTAACCTTCGCTCTTAAGCTTTTCCATCTGTTCCGCTTGCACATCGTTCATGATGATTCCTCCTTTTCATTGTCCTATATTCCCGTGTTCCCCGAACTTTATCAAGCGGATATCGGTAAATAACGTCGACAAAGATACCTTGTACTTCTGGCGGAATTTTGTATCAATTTGCGTATACTCTTTCTCCGAAATAATCCCCTGATTCAGAAGGTTCCTCGCGACCATCATCGTGCCGTGATACAGTTCCTCGTTTTCCATCTGCGCCTTAGTCATTTCCGCCACCTCCAAACCTGTCATTGATATAGCACTCATGGGAGCAGTACTTTCTGTTCTTGTTCCCATATGCCGTAAATGGTCTCTTGCAATAGGGGCAGACGTACTGGTAATTAGCCTTACGCTTGACCTGCTCCAGATGGCTGTTCCACCACTTGTTCCTGCATCGGTCGGAGCAGAACTTCTTTTCCTTTCTGCCGCTCACCTGCGCGACCGGAATCCCGCAGCACAGGCAGGAATGTTCCTCCGCCTCCGTGTGCGTGGGCGTGGCTGCCATCCCGCCGAGGCTGTTCCTCCGGCAGAATGTTTTTATGGTGTTCTCGCTTATGCCGAGTACCTGCGATACCCGCCCATAGCTGTACCCTTCTGCCCTGAGTTCCCTTATCCGTTCTCTTTGCACATCATTCATCATTTCCACCTCCGGAAGAATTGAAGGGCATAACATTTTTGGATTCATCGTTATGATGTTTTCCCCCTTCACTACCCCATGGACATAAAAAACCGAAATGGGCGGGAGGAAATTTGTGGGAATCCCTTCATAGGTGGCAAAAGTTACAACCCCTACGGAATTTTTCACCTATCCCTTCAAACGGGATGTAAACGGCGAGGGCATTTTTCCCCTTTTTAGGCAAAAAAAAATAAGGCTCGAAGGGTTTTTCTCCCTCCGAGCCTCATAGCCTCATGACTTCAACAGTTCATTGACCTTTTTCTGAATGGTGGAATAATCATATCCGGCTGCCGTAAGTTTCTCCTTACGCTCCGTGCCATTCCCCCACTTTCCGTCGATCACCTCTTTCGCAATCTCCTCCACCGATTTGGTAGCCGTGGCTGTATTTGCTGCGCTGGTACTGGTCTTAGTCGTACTGGTACTGGTCTTTGCTGTACTGGTACTGGTCTTTGCTGTACTGGTACTTGTCTTAGTGGTGCTCCCAATCGTGCAGTACTTTGGATTCTTAAGCCATATCCATCCGCCGCCGCTCTTTAATTTCCCCCAGCCGTCCTTCACTTCCGTGATGGTGAAGGTTCCTTTTCCGGTCTGCCCCTTGACCGTTCCGCTCATGGACGGCTCCGAACGGTAATTCAGGTCAGAAACAAGGACCTTTACGGTAAAAGGCGTATCCGGGAAAGTGGTCACCGTATCCGATGCGCTGTCCGTCTCCTCGCTTTCAGAAGAGCCGGAGCTTCCCATTGCCTTTTTTACCGCCTTCCGGAAGGTGTCCATCGTGTAGCCGGTTCCAAGCTGTGTCCACAGATGCTCCGGGTCACCATGGTTGGAGGCAACTCCCCGGCTGTGTCCCTCCTTATGGCTGATGATGACTCCGTCCGCCGTGGGATCAAGACCATACTTCTCGCAGAGCATGGCAAACAGCTCCACCGCCGCGTCGTAAGTCCTTTTTGCTACCGCTTTTGCCGCCGCCTCGTCGCTGCAGGTGAAGGTCGAACCGCCTGTATAGGTAATGCACTCCGGTTCGCACATCTCCACCCCGATGTGGGTATTGTTCGCCGAGCCATTGAGGGATGAGCCGCAATGCCATCCCCGGTGGTTCCACGGGAGCGTCTGGTATACCGTGCCGTCATTTCCGTCAATGAACGCATGGACACACGCCCTGCTGTATGACGCGCTGTTCCAGTTCTTGATGAAAACAGATGCACTCGGCTGGGAACATCCGACCGAGTGCAGCATTAACCCTTTCACCGTGATTTTCTTTCCTGCCGTATAGCAGGGATTCTTGGTAAGAATGCTTTCTACTAAATTCATATTATTTTTCCTCACTTTCCGAGCGGTCATGTAACTGCTCTAAAACATCCATCAGTTTCGTTGGGATTGGCAGCCCGAGGTGTCCGGCATTTTCCAGGAGGGAAATCCCCTCGTTGGAAAGATAGAAAAAGATGACTGCCGTGCGGAGCACGCTCCCCGTCCCGATGACCTCAATGTCAAGGACATTGGCAATGCCCACGAGCATGAGGATCAGCACCTTTTTGCAGATTCCCTTGAATCCCACCTCGCTGGAGAGTTTCCGGTCAACGAACGCGCACATCACCCCGGTGATGTAGTCCGCCACCATGAACATCACAAGGGCAACGAACAGTCCGTCGCAGCCTCCGATGAAATAGCCCAGCCACCCTCCGATGGCTGTAAAAATTAGTTGAATCATGTTCCAGAATTCCTTCATCTCGATTCCTCCTTTGAAATTTTTTGTATGAAAAAAGCGGCTGCCCGAAAGCAAACCGCCAGTTCCCATGATATAAAATTGTTACTGTTCCTGTATGATATAGGTTATCTTCATCGTCTTATCCGCTGTCTTTGTGACAGGCTCGGTCAGATTGTTGATGGTCGCAAGATAATTGAGCAGGATAAAAAATCCCACGGTGCCGTTATTTCCGCAGCTACCAAACCACAGCATCGGTTCATTCAGTACCGGGGTATAGCTTGGCATATAGGAGTTACTCATTACCCTCGAAACTTCTGCCTTCATAATTTCCCCGGTATCCATATTTGCTATGGGCATATAATAGTTTGTGCCAGTCGCAGTCGTCTCGAAATAAATCCTTCCGTTTATGGCAAAACAGAAAACTCCCAATGTAGAAGAAATGCCCACCATGTTAAACTTTTTGATGTTCGCGGAGTTCCCGACTTCCATCATATAAAGGTTGTTCGGACTTGCATTGCCACGGATAAACAGATATCCCCGGTGGACGATTGCATACCGGGTTCCATATGTGTTCAGGGCGGTATCGGATGTGTTCGTCATCGTGTACTGCGTCACTTTCCATCCATCCATCTGGATTTTGGTGATCTGGAATGTTCCGTTGACCGAAACATAAGTAGTTGGAGCTGAGATCAGGTACAGGCACTTGTCCTCGATGTCAAAATAATAACTCGTATACACCGTATTTGTCCCTGCCGCCAGAGGGGTAGGCAGTTCAATGGTCTGCTCATCTATCAGGGATTTTTTCGTGCATGGATTCTCCAACACGGACACGCTCTTAAGGTATGCCCTTCTCCTCACAATCGTCAGCTTGGATGCGCTGTCTATCCGCAGGTAATAACAGCAGTCATCCTCTCGGCTGATAAGGAAAAGCAGTTCTGTGGTGCCTATCGTATAGCCGGAATACCTGTCCCCGGTATTGGCTCCCGTACAAGAAGTGTACACATACTGGAGCTGTCCGTCGCATACCTGCTGCCCCAGCGTATAACCTGTGTTCGTGACAGCATCCTTGCCGCCATATGAGGTCATTCCGCCAACCCTGTGCGTCAGGCAGACGCAGGAAATCGTGCCGTTTGCCTGCGAGGTCGCGAAATCATAGACATATTTCATATAGCGCTCCGTGGTGTTGCACTCGCTTTCCGTCTGGTTGTAACCGCCCCTCAAGGTTCCCGTGGTGTTATTCTGCGCCCCATAGGAAGCACATCCCACAAGGTTTGCATCGGATGGCGCAAAGATGTTGCTTGTATCCTCCTCAATCGGATTATCAAACAGGAGCAGACCCCCGAGCAGATTCTGATAATATGGTGCAAAGGTATTCAGCAGCTTTGCCGGGGACTTCGAAAGCCCGAGCGGACGGAATATCTCCGTCAGCGCATCCGTCACCATATTGTGTTCCACCACGGTTTCCGTTTCCCCCGTGTTCACATCCGTCAGTTCAATTTTCATCGTTCCCTTTAACATTCGTGGTTCCTCCTTTAATTGATGTAGGTTATCTTAAACCGTGATATTTTCGCATTGTCGTGGAGAATGAAATGCAGGATCAGCACCTTGCTCTCCGGCAGGCTCCCATACAGTTCATCCGGGTCGGTATGCAGACCATAACCCCCAGATGATGTGCTACGGCTTGGGAGCCCTCGACATCTACGACGGCATCTATGATATACAGACCGTGAGGATGACCATCTTCCAGCCGCGCCGCGATAACATCTCCACCTTCGAAATGCCAAAGGAGGATCTCCTTGAGTGGGCGGACACCATTCTTGCCCCTACTGCCCAGCTTGCATATGAGGGCAAGGGCGACTTCAAAGCCGGGGATCACTGCCAGTTCTGCCGGATAAAGGCAGTCTGCCGGACACGCGCAGATGCAAACCTCGAGCTTGCAAAGTACGATTTCCGGACGCCGGAAACCCTCGATGAATCGGAGATTGCCGCAATCCTGCCCAAGGTTGATATGCTTGTGTCATGGGCGAACGACATCAAGGAATATGCACTCCAGCAGTCCTTGAGCGGCACAAAGTACGACGGCTACAAGGTTGTCGAAGGCAGGGCAAACCGCAGGTACACGGATGAAGGTGCTGTTGCAGCGACCGTGCTGAATGCAGGATTTGACCCATACGAAAAGAAACTTCTCGGGATAACTGCAATGACTTCCCTTCTCGGAAAGTCGAAATTCAATGAACTTCTCGGCGGACTGATTGAAAAGCCGCAAGGAAAACCAACACTCGTGCCAGATACAGATAAGCGTCCGGCACTCAACTCGGCAAAAGACGATTTTAACGATTAAGGAGGACAAAATTATGTCAAACAATACCACCCCAACCAAGGTCATCACAGGTATCAATACACGCTGGTCTTACGCAAACGTATGGGAACCAAAATCCATCAACGGCGGCAAGCCGAAGTACTCGGTTTCGCTCATCATCCCGAAGGATGACAAGGTAACCCTGGACAGGATCAAGGCCGCCATCCAGGCAGCCTATGAGGAAGGACAGGGCAAGCTCAAGGGCAACGGCAAGACCGTGCCGCCGCTCTCCGCCATCAAGAACCCGCTGAGGGACGGCGACATCGAAAAGCCGGATGACGAAGCCTACGCGAACTCCTACTTCGTAAACGCAAACTCCAGCTCCGCTCCGAGCATCCTGGACGCAAACAGACAGGCTATCATCGAGCGTTCCGAGGTCTACTCCGGTGTATACGGACGTGCTTCCATCAACTTCTACGCCTTCAACGTGAACGGGAACAGGGGAATTGCCTGCGGACTCAACCATCTGCAGAAGATCAAGGACGGCGACCCGCTCGGTAGCAAGTCAAGCGCCGAGGCTGATTTCGCCACCGTGGACGATGACGACTTCCTTTCGTAGAACGTAAAACACCAGTCATGCAGGGTGGCGAGGGACATTTCCCCCGCCACCTGTTTTTAAGGAGGCAAAATATGCAGATACCGGAAACAATCAAAACACTATCCATCGACCTTGAAACATATTCCAGCGTTTCCCTCAAGAACGGAGTGTACCCATACGCCGAGTCACCGGATTCCGAGATACTTCTGTTCGGGTATTCCGTAAACGGCGGACCCGTTGACGTGGTTGACGTGGCAAACGGGGAGGAAATCCCCGGCTGCATCCTGTCGGCTCTGACGGATGAGAATGTCACCAAATGGGCGTTCAATGCTTCATTCGAGAGGATCTTCCTCTCCTACTGGCTCAAGCGGAACTATCCCGAATACTTCTATTCCTACAGCATCCCGGAAGATTCGGTCGGCAACTACCTTGACCCGTCATCGTGGAAATGCAGCATGATATGGTCTGCCTATATGGGACTGCCGCTCTCGCTTGAAGGCGTCGGTGCCGTCCTCGGTCTTGAGGAGCAGAAGCTGAAGGAAGGCAAGGACCTCATCCGCTATTTCTGTATTCCCTGCAAGCCTACCAAGGCAAATGGCGGAAGAACCCGTAATATGCCAGCGGATGCGCCGGAGAAGTGGGAACTTTTCAAGGCGTACAACAAAAGGGATGTCGAGGTCGAAATGAGCATCCAGCAGAAACTATCCCGTTTTCCCGTGCCGGATAGTGTGTGGGACGAATACCACTTAGACCAGGAAATCAACGACCGTGGCATCATGCTCGATATGGATGTCGTGAAAAACGCGATCAGGTTCGATGCCTTCAGTAAGGCAAGGCTCATCGCCTCCATGAAGGATAAGACGGAATTGGAGAACCCGAACTCCGTGGCACAAATGAAGGACTGGCTGACCATGAAGGGCATCGAGACGGAATCCCTCGACAAGAAATCCATCGTAAGCCTGTTAAAGACCGTCCCCTCCGACGTTGCCGATGTACTAAAACTCCGTCAGCAGCTTGCCAAATCCTCCGTCAAGAAATACCAGGCAATGGAAGGCTCCGTATGCGCGGACGGCAGAGCAAGGGGGATGTTCCAGTTTTACGGAGCCAACCGCTCCGGCAGGTGGGCAGGTCGTATCATCCAGTTGCAGAACCTTCCGCAGAACCATATGAGCGACTTGGCAGACGCACGGGACATCGTAAAATCCGGGGACTACGAATTCATGAATATGCTCTATGACGATGTGCCGGATGCACTCTCGCAGCTCATCCGTACAGCCTTCATCCCAAAGCCGGGATACAAGTTCTGTGTCGCCGACTTCTCCGCCATCGAAGCCCGGGTTCTGTCTTTCCTTGCAAAGGAAAACTGGCGCACTGAAGTCTTCCGGAACAACGGGGACATCTACTGTGCGTCCGCATCAGAAATGTTCCATGTTCCGGTCGAGAAGCATGGGCAGAATGCCCACCTGCGGCAGAAGGGTAAAATCGCAGAGCTGGCGCTTGGCTACGGCGGTTCCGTTGGTGCATTAACGAGCATGGGCGCATTGGAAATGGGACTGCAGGAGGATGAGCTGCAGTCGCTCGTCAACTCATGGAGGGCAGTCAACCCGAACATCGTGCAGTTCTGGTGGGATGTCGATGATGCAGTAAAGACCGCCATCAAGCAGCGGACTGCCACGGAGACACACGGCATCCGGTTCGTATACCAGAGCGGTATGCTGTTCATCGTCCTTCCTTCCGGCAGACGGCTCTGCTATGTGAAGCCTAAAATCGGTGAGAACAAGTTCGGCGGAGAGTCCGTTACCTACGAGGGTGTCGGGACAAACAAGAAGTGGGAGCGCATCGAAAGCTATGGTCCCAAGTTCGTGGAGAACATCGTACAGGCTATCAGCCGGGATATCCTCTGCCATGCGATGAGGACGCTCTCCCACTGTTTCATCGTAGGTCACGTCCATGACGAGCTTATCATCGAGTGCAGCAAGGATGTCTCCCTTGATGCCATATGTGAACAGATGGGAAGAACCCCGGACTGGATTGCCGGACTGCTCTTACGGGCAGACGGGTATGAGTGTGAATTTTACAAGAAGGACTGAAATAAAAACCCCCTGCGGTGTCGTGCGGCCGCAGAGGGTTTTTATTTTTATCTGTATGGTTTCATTTTCTTCTGGAGCTCGTCCATCGCGCTGTCCTTGCGTTCCCGCAACGTCCAGCGCGAAATACCAAGTTCCTCTGCAACCTTGCGCTGTGGCTCCTTATCCGCAACCATCCGGCAGGCGCGGAGCTTTTCCTTGGAAAGCTCGTCCAGCGCTTTTTTGAGCGCTTCGAGCACGATCTTGTACGCCAGCATTTCCTCCGGATTACTGTGGTCGTCCGCTGGATCATAGCCCTCCTCCTGCAATGCATCATAAGAGGTTTCATGCTCGCTCTGTGCCGCCTTATCTCTAGCCTCCTTCCTCGCCCAGTTGCTGAAGGTGCGATTCATTAAATCAGCCATTTCCTCTGTATCGGCATTGAAAATAGCATAGTAATGCTTCATTCTTCCTGGCAGGGCGATGTGCCTAACTGGGACGTTATTATTCTGGTAGAACTTAATCGTGTCCGTGTCCTTATCCGCAATCGGTACAAAGTACGGATGTGGATAATTCAAGGTGGCGTGGTTAACAGTTTCATTTTTTTCGTTTTTTGTCATATGTTTGTCCTCTCTGCCTTGGCTACCGCCATTTGACGAGGACAACCCACCTAAAAAAAACGCACGACAATTAAGCGGGGAAACATATTAATCCAAATCAAAGACCACCAGATCCTGAAAAGAAATCAATATGAATGACCTCGCCAAACGTCGCGCGCCGTAAGGCTCTTATTATTTTTTGAACATCTTGCTGGATGCTCAGCAAAAAAGACATGAGATGTATTTTTTGCTGAAAACCCAGCACATTATATAAGGTTTTTTTCTCCCTTTGTCTGGGAGCTATTTATATGTAGACAAAATGGCTTATTTAAATTTTCAGAAAAGCGAAAAAAATCTAAAAAATAAATAAATTTTTTCTTTCACAAATAGTGTGGGAGACTCCCTCGGCAAAATGAGCATAATTGTGTGTTTTCCACTACTTTTTTTCTGCTCCCCTATTATTACGTGCAAAAAGATGACTCTGTTATAATAAACGTTTTGTATACTTTCGTAGTCGTGATACAGCCGTCTTCATTTTCACGACGTATATAACTGAAATTTGCTGCAGATACCCCCTGTCCTATGAAATTTTTTTCATCATTTTTCCTTGCCACCGCTCTGTCTAATACATGACTGGCGTTTTAAGGAGGTAATCCCTCCGGCAATAAAAAAAGCCGGAGCAGTTTATTCCATGGATTTTCTCCATTTCATAAACTACTCCGGCTCTCTCATTGATGGTTTCCGCCCATCCGGTTTGCTCGTAAGTATATTTATAATATTCAATTTGGCAACTGACTTCCTCTGGCTCATCGATATGATTAAGGGCTATATCCCGCACAGCTAACTTCGGTGGAATGCTCCGCATGAAAACCATGGCCACATCGCAGGGTTGTCTAGTATTTCTGCCTTCCTCTTTTGTTTATTTAATTTTTCCTCTCCGGCTGTTCGCTGTCGACGGATTGTAAATTTGTTCAATGAAGTTTGCAACTGTTACGGTCTTTCCCTTTGGTCCTTCTATAACAGGCTCCCCATTCGCCCCCTGCTTGCGCATACAAAATTTTGAACCATCATCTGCATAAATAGGATAGCAGTCCTTTGTCATCTAAATCCTCCCTTTTTATTCAAACGGTAATACTACATCATTTTCCCCCAAGTCTCCATCCATAAAGGCGTCAATAACGGATTTGACCTCTTTCTTCACTTTCGGGTGTCTAATACTTTCTTTAAGTGTGCTGAATAGCAAGTCTACCTGATCGGCAATCTGCGACGGATCTCTGTTGCTCACCAAAAACTGGCAGCCAACCTCAGGG